ATGATGGTCAGCGCCGAGTTCCACTCGATGCCGCGGCGCTGGGCGCTGGGTTTCGGCCCGGAGGACTTCCAGGACGAGAACGGCAACGCCGTGTCGACCTGGTCGAAGATCGCGGGCCGGATCTGGGCGTCGGAGAAGACCAGCCAGGACGGTGCGGCTGTCGGCCAGTTCCCCGAGGCGCAACTGTCGAACTTCCACGAGACGATCAAGCTGCTCGGCACGATGACCGCCGCGCTGTACGGCCTGCCGGCGACGTACATGGGCCTCGCCTTCGACAACCCGCCCTCCGCCGACGGCATCCGGTCTCTCGAGGCCCGGCTGATCAAGCGGGTGGAGCGCAAGACCCGCGCCTGGGGCCGCTCGTGGGAGCGGGTGATGCGCCTTGCCGACCAGATCAACACCGGCCAGCAGCGCGACGAGCTGCAGCGCCTCGAAGCGAAGTGGGCGGATCCGGCGACGCCGACGGTCGCGCAGAAGGCCGACGCCGCGGTGAAGCTCCGCACGTCGGGGATTACCTCGCAGCGGCAGACCTGGGAGGACCTCGGCTACACCGCCGAGCAGCAGGCGCAGATGAAGGCCGACCTCGCTGACGAGGCCGACCAGAACGCGACGCTGTTCAAGCTGCCGACCGCGGCGCAGCAGCAGGGTCAGCCGCCCGTGCCCGGTCAGCCCCCGGCGCCTGGCGGCGTCGATGCGCCTGCCGCCTGATCTCGTCGAGCTCGCCCGGCTACATCGGCTGCGGCAGCAGGAACTCGCCCGTCGCGCCTCCGCGGTCACCGCCCAGTTGTGGGCACAGGTTGACCCGGCCGACGCGCTAGCCTCCTGGCAGGCACGCCTGGGTCCGGCCGCTGTCCGCATCCTGACGGCCGCGCAGGTGGCTTCTGCGTTCGGCGCCGACGACTACGTGGCCGCCGCACTCGCGCACCAGAACGTCACCGACGGCGCCGACGGGCAGACCTCCGCGCAGGCGCTTGCAGGTATCGCCTCCGACGGCCGGCCGCTGGATACCTTGCTTGAGCAGCCGGCCGCGCACGTCGACGAGCTCACCGTCGGCGGCATGGACCCGTCCGCCGCGCTCGTGGCCGGCGGGCTGCAGTTGGCCCGGATGGTCGTCACGCAGGTCGGCGACGCGGCCCGGGTCGCGACCGGCGTAGCGACGGTGGCTCACCGCGGCGCGCACGGCTATATCCGGATGTTGACCTCGCCGAGCTGTTCGCGGTGCGTGATCCTGGCCGGGAAGTTCTACCGGACCAACCAGGGCTTCCAGCGGCACCCACTCTGCGACTGCGTGCACATCCCGGCCGCCGAGAACCTGCACAGCCCGCAGACCTCGCCGCGGGCGTACTTCGATTCGCTGAACGCGGCCGAGCAGGACAAGACGTTCACCAAGGCCGGCGCGCAGGCCATCCGCGACGGCGCCGATCCGGCGAAGGTCGTCAACGCCCGCCGCGGCATGCAGACCGCCTCCGACGGCCGGCTCTACACGACCGAGGCCGCCGGCCGCCGGCCGCGGATCATGCCTGAGCAAATTTATCGAGATGCCAAGGACCGCGCGGATGCCATTCGGCTGCTGCGCCTGCACGGCTACATCCTCTGACCTGGCGCGATGCCGGGTCATTTGCACGGAAGGTCGCGATGACCGTCAAGCACACCTGGTTCAACCTCGACCGGCACAACGAGCCGGCCGACCCGCCCGCCGACCCGCCTGCGGATCCTCCAGCAGACCCGCCGGCCGATCCGCTCGGTGACGCGGGCAAGAAGGCGTTGCAGGAGGAGCGGGCCGCCCGTAAGGCGGCCGAGAAGGCCCTGGCCGAGCGCGATGCGAAGCTGCGGGAGTTCGAGGACCGCGACAAGACCGAGGCCGAGAAGCTCACCGCTGCCCGCGAGGCAGCGGAGAAACGTGCGAACGCGGCGACCGCCCGGGCGGTGCGGGCTGAGGTGAAGGCCGCGGCCGGCGAGTTCGCCGACCCGACTGACGCGGTTGCTCTGCTCGGCGACCTGTCGAAGTACGCCGGCGACGGCGATGACATCGACGCCGACGCGATCAGCAAGGACCTCGCCGCCCTGCTCGAGCAGAAGCCGCACCTGCGCAAAGCAGCGGTCCGGGCCGGCCCACGGCCGGACCCGTCGCAGGGCGGCGGCCGCGAGGGCGGCCCGACCGACTTCAAGACGGCCGATCGTGCGGCGTTCGCCGCCGAGCTCGGCAAGTACGGCCTTCGGCCGCAGTCCCGCACGTGATCCGCATCCGCGCCCACCTGGGCGACGGGCGTACCTCGATCGAGGTCGACGGACACGAGCGGCAGATCGAGCAGGGGCGCGTCTGCGCTGCCGTCTCTGCCATCACCCAAACCGCGCTGCTCGGCCTGCAGGAGATCGCCGCGCAGCACCCGGACATCGTGTCCATCGAGATCACGGAGAAGTAGATGACCCTGTCGACCCGCGCCCGCTGGTTCCGGCTCGATCGCCACGACGTGCGGTCGACGCTGCCGGCCAGCATCCAGGCGATCATGCAGAACGGCATCCTGGACCGCACCTTCCGGGACGCCCTCATCCCGAGCTTCCTGTTCCCGGCGATCGCGGATAGCGAGCCGTGGCAGGGCAGCCTGGGTGACACCAAGACGTTCACCCGCAAGGGCCTGATCGCCCCGACCACGACCCCGCTCGCCGGCGCCGACATCTCGGGTGCCTCGACGTACACCATCGAGCAGTGGTCCGTGACGATGGACCAGTACGGCATCAGCGTGGACACGAACATGCTGCAGTCGGCGATGACCCTGGCGTCGAAGTTCCTCGCGGACGTGCAGACCCTCGGCATCAACGCCGGCCAGAGCCTCAACCGGATCGCCCGGAACAAGATGTACAACGCGTACATGGGCGGCCGGACCTGGGCGACCGCGGCGGCCAGCACCGACACGACCATCGCCGTGCAGGAGGTCTCCGGCTTCACCCGGGTGCTCGTCAACGGCGTCCCTACCCCGGTGTCCGGCACGAACCCGCTGAACGTGACGATCAACGGTGTCGCCAACACGGTCACCGGCACGTCCGTCCAGTCCGGTCCGGGCAACCTGACCCTGGGCACCACCCGGGTCGACGTCCTCGGCGATCCGGTCATCGCATCGAACGCCCCGGTGTCGGTCCGGGCGACCGGCAGCACCGCGTTCGACCTGACCACCTCCAACGTCGCCACGCTGGCGAACTTCCGGGCGGCGGTGGTGCGGCTGCGGAAGATGAACGTGCCGACCCTGGACGGCTACTACACCGCGCACATCCCGCCGGACACCGAGGCCGAGCTGTACGCGGACGCCGACTTCAAGCAGGCGCTGCAGGGCCGGGTGGACTCGCCGATGTGGCGGGACCTGTCGATCGGCCGGTTCTCCGGCATCGACTGGGTCCGCAACAACGAGACCCCGACGGTCACCTCCAACTCCGGTGCCACCGTGTTCCGGCCGATCGTGGTCGGTGCGGGCGCGGTCGTCGCGGCCCCGTTCGAGGGTATCGGCGGTCTGCTCGCCGGCACCGGCGTGGAGGACGTTCCGTCGATCCGGATGATCGAGGCGGCGCCGACCACGGAGGTCGCGCTGATCGTCCGGCCGCCGCAGGACCGCCTGCAGCAGGTCATCTCCACGTCCTGGTCGTACACCGGCGACTTCGGCGTGCCGTCCGACTCGGGCACCGGCGACGCGTCGCTGTTCAAGCGCGCGATCGTCGTCGAGCACGCATAAGGAGCAGGTCATGCAGGTGACGGTCACGAAGACCTTCAAGGTCTACTGGAACTACCAGGTCTGGCCGCTGGCCGAGGGCGAGACCGTCTCCGGCGACCTGGCCGATTACCTCCTCAAGACCGGAAGCCCGGTCGAGGAGGTTCCGGCCGGCCCGGCGGTCGACGTCAACGTCGACGGTGTGCCCGACGGCACGATCGCCCAGGTTCAGGAGTGGGTCGGCGACGACCGGGACCGGGCGGCGCTCGCGCTCACGGCCGAGCAGGCCAAGGGCGACGGCGCCCGATCCACGCTGGTCGCCGCGCTCGACAAGCTCCTGACCGCCGAATGATCACCCGGGAGGTGAGCTGACGTGGCATCGATCGCGACACCGTCGCAGCTCGCCTCCCGCATCCAGTCCGACCTGGACACCGCCACCGCGCAGTTGGCGCTGGACAACGCGTCCGGGCTGATGCGGGCGATCGCCCGGCAGACCTTCGACTTCGTGGCGCAGGAGACGGTCATCCTGACGGGCTCCGGCCAACTCCTCGTCCTGCCGCAGCGCCCGGCCGTGGTCGACGACGCCAATCCGCTGACCGTCGTCGAGATGGGCGACTTCGGCGCCGTCAACATCACCATGGTCGAGACCCGCGATTTCATGCGGGTCGGTAACGAGCTGACCCGCGGCTACCCGTACTGGGCGAACAACTCCCGGCTGGTCGGCTGGCCGCTACGCCGGCCGCTGGGCATCTGGGCGCCGCGGATCCAGGTCACCTACTCGCACGGCTACACCACCTACCCGGACGACCTCGTCGGCTTGTGTCTCGACGTCGCCCAGGCGCTCTACACGAACCCGATGGGTCTGCGGTCGATGTCGATCGACGACTACTCGGAGACCCGCGCGACCGAGCTCCTCGGCGCCGGCACCGTCGAATCCATCCGGGCCCGGCTCAGCGCGACCGGCCGCCGCCGCGGCTCCTTCTCGATCATCAACACCTGACCCATCGGGTTCGTGTAG